ATCAAAAAATCTATTAACTTTTTCTGCACCAATGGATATTACTTGATCTCCATTTAATTCATAGAAACCATCGTCTGCATAAAAGAATACTCTACGATTATCTTGGCAAACAGTTCTTCCTAATACTGCACCTCTATTAGGTGAGATTACTGATAATCTAAATACAGTTGCACCACCCACATAGTCCATACGAATTATTTGGTTTTGTCTGAACACATATCCTATCTCACCAGAAGTTATGTGAGTTATCTGTCCACCTGAACCAGGTAAGTCTTGTAAGTCAGATTGTTTAGTTCCAGGTTGCCAAGTTGTTAAGTCATTAATACCTGACCATTGAATTCTATTTGAATTGTTTGTGTGATTTCCTGTTACAAAAAAATCCCTAACCACACCTGAAACTTTAAATACAGGAACTGTACCACTTGTTCCTATACTAGATAAATTTGCAAAATTAGTTGATGTACCCATTTGATAATATTGTGGTGCATCTTTACCATTACTAGCAACAACAAATTGTCCAAATTGTGTAAAAGTAAAATAGTCTGTATCAGTTCCTGTTAGACTAGATTTTCTTGAAGTAAATGTACCACCATCAAGTTGAAAAATATCTGTATTGTTTGCAACGAAGTTAAATACATTGTTTGAGTTATCTCTAAAAGAACCTGCACCTCTACTGTTTGCACCAATGTTGTTTGATGAATAAGCAACTAAAGAAGGAAATCGTTTGTAAGATTGTCTTGCAAAGTAAACATTGTTAGCTGTGTTCGCACCTGGATTTAAATACTCAGGTTGATCTGGTAGCCATTCTCCAAAAGGTATTTGCATTGTTCTCCTATTGGTTATTGTTTGTTACTGCAAATGATCTTTCATTGAAAGAACCAGCTATTGTTACATCACCTCTTTGTTGTAAAGGTGCATTACCATATTGATCTTCTCTGTCGTTTCTTTCAAGTCTTTCAAGTGCTGTTGTGTACATTCCTTGCCATTGTTGAAGTCTTGCAGGTTCTATACCACCTAAAAAATTAGCAGCATGATATAACGAACCATATAAATAAATAGCTGGATGATGTGTTAAAATATAATTTGATGTATTTGAATCTGATAGAGCTGCAAACTTAGCATAATAATTTAATGTTCCTGTGTATGCAGCAGCAGGAGTTGGTGCAAATCTAAAATTATCTCCTAGTATAGTATAAGTTGATGGCATTCCAGATGTAGAACTACCTTTGATTTGATCCATTTGAGCTGGAGTAATATATTTCAAAGCATACTTTGTACCACCTTCAGTAATAAAAAAATCTCTTACTTGTAAAAAATCAGCAGGTATAGATTCTGTTTCCGAATCAATAGTAATAGAAGTAGATGTAATCATCTTTCTAATTCTAAGTTTTGAGTTTAAATCTGCTTCTGTTAATACGATAAAGTCATCAGCTATTTCTGATGTTAAGTCTGATCTGTTTAGCCAGTTTGCGATAGATGTTTTTAGTGCTGAATAACTACTTAGTGCCATTATAAATTACCTTCTGCGGTTTTAAAATATTTAAATTCATTTGAATTTAATTTTTTTTTTAATATTTGTTTTTGTACTTCTTTTGGAAGACCGAACCAATTATTAGTTCCATTATACTCATTCGCCCAGACAGATAAAGCTAAAGTTGGAATACTAGCCACTCTTTTCATATCTCTTGATTTAGAATAGCCATCATTAAGATTATATAATCTTTTATTGTGTTCAATATGTGGATTTATATTAACTTCTTCTTTAGTAACAATTTTGCCATCCATCTCATCTTTGAGATATGTGGTTTTTTGTAATCCATCTATTGTTATGTCTTTTTTCATCTGCCTTGACCTTTATATCTTTTTTGTTTCTTTTGTCGTTTCTCATTTTTGTTCTGAGATTTTTTGTGTTTGCCAGGTCTTTTTCTAGGCTTTGGTCTTGGAACAAAATGAACAAACTTTTGTCTAGCCACTAAGCACTCATTTCAGTGACATATACATTTGTAGATGAACCATGAAATACTGCAATTTTTTCTCCAGGTGAAACTTTGAATATTTCTATTTCACCAGATGGTAGTAAAGCTGATGTTGCACTTGCTGTAGGTGAAGCACCTAAAACAAAGTGACAATTAGCATCTCCAACCACTCTTATGTATTCAGTTTGTGAACCAAATGCAGCAGAAGCTGTTGAAGAATTATTAGTATTAAGTTTCTGAGTAGTTCCAGGTCTTAACGCATAGTTATAACTCATATTTTTCTCCTATTAGGTAGAGGGGAAATACCGCTAGGCAAGATCCCCTCAAGTGTTTATTATCTTCTTATAACAAATGTCACAAGTAATTTTTTAGCTCCAGTAGAACCACCATCAGTAATCATTTCGATAGTTCCATCTTCTTCTACTCTGTTCAAAGCAGTAGGTTCAGCAGAATCTACAGTACCAGCAGCAGAGCCAGAGTGAGCAACAGTTATGCCACCACCAGTTACAGCAGTGCCACCTATTTCAAAACTTATTGCAGCATTGCCTCCAGAGATAGCTCCTTGTAAAGCAGTAATAATTTTAATTATTTTACCACCATCAGGTACTGCAACAAAAGTTGATGAAGCTGTAGATATATCTTCAATCTCAGCGGTTATAAAGTAATCGTTTAATGTTCTCATTTTTTATCCTTTTTATTTGCTTCGTTCCGACTTTAAATCTTCAAAGACCAAACAAAATTGTTAATTAAAATGATGGGGGATTACTCCCCCACCAAAACTATTTATTATGATGTAGTTAGATCGTAAACAGCACCACTTGCAGCTTCGTTTCTTGACTCAAGAGTGTACTCTGCAACCATAAATCTCTGATCTGCGTCAGCAGTCTGAGCTGGTGTTTGTAGAGCAAAATCTCTTAAGAAAGCAACAGCGAAGTAGTCCATCTCTAATACTAACGCATCTTGACCTTTTTTAGCAGCAGTTGAGTTAGCACCTCTGATGAATCTGTTTGGAGCAACTTGTAATGTTCCAAAGTCTGACTCATATACGTCAATAGAAGTAACTAATCTTCTGTCTTCTGCTTGGTCAAATCTAGTTGAACCACCAGTAAAGCCAGATAGCTTTTGCTTGTTAAAAGCACCAACCATAATCATGTTTGGGTTTCCACCAGCATCGAAGCATGATCTCAATACAGTTTTCAACTGATCTTCAGTGAAAGCTCTTTGAGTACCATCAGTTCTAGCAGCACCGCCACCTGAACCTGATCCACCAGCACCTGCACTTACGTTTGATGAAATCCAAGTTTGAACTCCACCAGATTTTCTTGCAGTTGTAGCATTACCAGCCGCAGCAGCTACGTTTGATAAAAGAGCAGTTTCCATATCTCTTTTTAATTCTTTCGCAGATTTTGCTACTTGGTAAGCTAACTCATTATTTCTACCAGCAGATGTTACAGCATCATTTGTACCTGATACTTGGATCGCTTTTGTAGAAATCTGAGTGTGGTTTGTTAGTTTAGTTGTTGCACTCAATGTTGGGTACGAAATACTTGCACCCTCAACAGCAGCATTAGCAGCAACGTCAGCTAATGAATCTGTTTGCCATTGGTGTGATGTGTTTGTTGCTTGTGTCTTAGCAACACCAGACATAAAAGGAGTTTCTGTTGGAGCTATTGAATAAATAATATCTGCCAAATCTTCTCTTATGCCGACTGTTTGGTATGTTTGAAATACAGCCATTGTTTATCTCCTTGTTAGGTTATTGTTTATAAATAACGAAGTAGAAGGTCTGTTGCATCTTTTGGATTACCAGACTTCTTCAACGTCTTGATTTGATTCAACCTAGACTTAGAGTTTAATTCTTCTTTTGTACTTTTAATGCCTGACTTAACAAACTTAGTTGGTTTAACTTTTTTAGAAACTAAACCAGGTTTAACTGATTTAGATTTATTATAGTTCATACCATCCATAATCACATCGAAATATCTTGAGTCATAAATTCTAGCGACATCTTCATTTGAAAATCCCTTAGAACTTAAGTAGTTCATAATATTCGATTTCACTGTAGTACCCTTGATAGGATCAGCAATCTCAGGATGTTTTAAGTGAAGTTTTTTTTGTTCTTCTCTTAGTATTTCCTGAAACTGAGCTTGTTGATGATCTCTCAGTTTTTGCTGTGCTTGTTGTATCGTATTTTTTCGTTTCTGAATTCTACGATCAACCTTAGCAGCTTCAGTTGGATCTTCCTCCCAAAGAGCATCTAACTCTTTAGAATTCATATCATTGTTAATTTCAGCATTCAAAGTAGCGACTAAAGAATTTAAATCTTCCATCTTAGTTGAATACTGTTTATTCAGACGATCCTCCTCAGCTCTTAGCTCTCTTTTCTCAATCGCTAGTTCTTCGGTCTTTCGTCTATAGTCGGCATCTTTTTGATAACCTGCTTTTAATTCTTCAAGGTCAACATCAATCTTTTCACCATTTACAGTTACTTGGTGTAGATCGGTTGTTTGTTCTTCAATCGCATTTGAATCTTCGGATGCTTCTTCTTCTACTGCAACTTCTTGAGTTTCCTCTTGTTGAGTTTCAGCTTGTTGTTCAACCTCAGTTTCTGTTTCTGCTTTCGCTTCTACTTCTTCTTTTGGTTCAACTGGTGCAGCTTCTTTTTGTGGTTTTTTGATAACACCTTTGGTGTCCATTAAACCTTCAATAGACTTTGCAGCACCTTGTACTGAATCATTATTCAGTAATGGGTTTGTGTTAGACATTTAAGTCCTCCTATGGTTAAGCTGTCATTAGACTTGGCTTATTTTAACTATATAGTTAAAATTTTGTGTTTTGTTGTTGTTTTCTAAAATCTTCTAACTGTTTTTGAGCAAGTTTACCTGTTTCAATTACAGTTTGAAGATGTTGTTCAACTTTTCCAACAACATTGTAAGCAATCCAAAGTTTTTCTCTGGTATCACTCTCTTTAGCACCTGTTTTTTCTAACAGTGCCTCAGAATAAAGTTTTTTTAGAGATTCTATTGCCTCTACAAAAATTTTATTCTCTAGTACCTGCTTGGCTTGGTGGGATCGGCTGACTTCCAGCGACCTCTCCGCCTGATCTTTGGTTTCCATTTAATCCTTGTACTTGTTGGCTGAACATATTAGTTGATTTTGTGGCTTGTTCAAGAATTTTGTTTTCTCCAGCCATCATCATCTTGTCTAAATCTGCATCAGCTTTAATTTTTGCAGTATCTAACTGAGTATTATATTTTAATGCCATCTCTTTTATCTTCGCTTCAAAGTCTAGAGCCATTTGTTGAGTTTTTTGTTGCAGTTCTTGAGCTTGTAATTCTAAATCTGCAATTTTTCTCTTATTCTCAGCATCAATTCTTGTAAATTCTATCTTCTCAATCGGTGTTAGAGGTGGTGGAGCAGGTGGAGGCATCATTTGTTTACCAACATCAGGGTTTACAAAGTAGCTTTCGATGTTTTTTAGACCTGCATTCTCAATAATTTTAGATAAAGTGTTATACATATTCTTCAAAGTTACCATTGGCATCTCTTTTCCGCCTTGTAATTGGAATGCTTGAAGTTGTCTTTCTAAAATTGAGTTTAAAACTATTAATTGTTGCTCTTTTGAACCTGTACCTAAGCCAACAACGATTGAAATATTAAATCTATCTTTCCATTCAGTAGGTTTTACAGGAACATACTGATTGTTTATCATTACAATTCTTTCTTTGTCCTGATATTTTACCATCAGTTCAAATATTTTTTTAAATAAATCTTTAACACCAGTTTCGGCAAAGATTCTTGCAATCAATTCTGATCGCATTTGAGTTTGCGTCATTAACGCATTTACACCTGTTGCGGTTTTAGCATTGAGAGTGTCTGGATCTAAACCTTGACTTTGTTTAGTAACTCCAGTTCTCACCTCCCTAACACTATCAAGATATGTTAATAAAGGAAAGGCTTGTTGTGAAATTGGTTGAGCTTGTAATGGCTGCATCACTTGGTTCGGTGGTTGCTTAGTTCTAACTACACCACCAGGTCTAGTTGTTAATAAGTCATCCATATTAACCATACCATCCATGATCGCTACTCTGTTGTTGTTTGTTAGATACATATTATCCAACACTTGACGCATCACAGTTGATTTCATTAATTGTATGTCTTCAACTAATTCTGAAATTGATCTACCATAAAATCTATGTGGCATTGGAATTGGTGTTACAGTTACAAATGGAATATCATCACAAGGCATATTTTCTAAAATCATAGAACCGCTATCTCCTGCTGATACAATTCTTCTAAGTTCCGCAATACCATCTTCATCGTAATCGTATTTTACATAAGACTCATAGATTAAAACTTTTTCTGTAGATTTATCTGTTGCACTATCAACAGGAAACTCATCAATATTTCTTTGTCTTGTAATTTCTTCTGTGTTGTAAATATCTTCTTCTGATGTTGGTAGGTTATTAACTTCTTCTTCATCATAACCCATTGCTACTAAGTCTGATCTTGACATCAAAACTTTGTGCGAAACAAAGTCTGCGTCTTCGATTGATTTTGCGTTTCGGTCTATCAAGAATTCTTCAGGTGGCACAGATTCGATTTTGATTTTGCCATTCATTGAAGTTCTTTTAATTTTACAATTATATAAATTAAAATCTGGTTTCTCTACTTGCGAAACATCTACTCCTTGAGCTTCGTATTGTTCTAATAATTTTTCATAAGCATCTTTAGCTTTTTCATCTTCGTAAACTTCTTCTTCTAAAACTTCTATTTCATTGTAGGTATCTTCTAAAGCATCCTTTTCAGCTTTGGTTAAATTTTTATAAGTTTCATGTTCAACCTTTTCGCTTTCGTCATAATAAATTTTTAAGAAACCATTTTTTTCAATTAGTGCGTCTTTGAAAAAATTATAAAGTAATTGGAAACCATTATTGTCTTTGTAGAAAACATGATTGAGATAAGCAGTTGCTTGTTCGGCAAGAGGTACATCTTCGCCTGTTACAGGTTCGCAACGAACTACTTTTTCGGATGCAGTAAATACTCTCAATAAATTTGGTAACAAACTTTCAACAGTGTCGGCAACATCGGTTGATACCACTTGTGATCTACCATCTATTTCAGTTCCAAGTTTGTCGCCTAAATAATATTCTAAAGATTTTCTTCTTGATTGAGAAAGATTACCTCCTAAGTAACCTAACGCATTTTCAATTTGATTTGAAAGTAAACTTCGTAATTTAGGATCTGATAATTCTATGATTTTTTTTGCCATATTAAACTATATAATTCGTATCTACTCTTATCGGTTTAGA